GGGTTGCTTCTTGTTGTTGATGCCATGATGTTTTCTCCTTATCAATGATCCCGCTCCGGGACCGGCAATGTATAAGAATCACCTTGATTCTTATACAGTATTTATATTGGATAGGAAAAATCACGCCAATACGGCTGATTTTAGTCGGATCTAAACGGAGTCCAACGGTCTCTAGGTACCAGCTTTGATCCACCTGCAACATAGCCCTCACCACCTGGCTTGCCACCTGTTGTGGCTGTGATGTCGCCTTCGGCACTGTCAAGCTCACGGATAACTTCGTCTTTGGCCGCCATGATTTCACGCACAAGTTCAAACAGCTTGTCCATAACTCCGGGATGCTGTTCGCTGTGAGCTGCAATCTTGGCTGCTTTTGCAGGAGTCTTTTGCACAAAGGCCATAAAGGCTTCTGTGTTGATGTTGTCTAGTTGTTTGGCTTTGGACTGAGTGTTAACAAAGGTATAAATTTCAGTTTGCAAATAGCCCATGCCTGCAACTGGTGCTAGTAAATTGTTAATTGCTGATTGATTTTTAGCTAGAGCTTCAATTTTTGCAAGATTTTCTGCACCAACTGCTGGTCTATGACTCACACTGGTCAAGCCAAATACCTTTAGGTCTGGATTGCTGCTGAACTGCTCAGGGTCATTGAAGTCCTCACCACTCTTGTCTCCAAAGTAGCTGAACACCTTATGTGCTGCCACTGCTATCTTGGCCTTGGCCAACTGACGTCCAACTTCACTACCACCTGCAACAGAATATGTTGTTTGGTTAGGAGTGAACGATATACGGCCATCACCGCCTTTATAAGGCTTACCTGGATGGAACAGGATATCTCCATAGACATAACCACGGAATTCTGCAGGTGTTGCCTTTTCAAATACGGGCCACAATGCTGCCATATCTCCGGCAAACTTGGCACGCCATTCTTCGCCTTTACCACGGCTCATGATAAACTGCTTTAGCTCTTCGGGACTAGAGCTCTTGCCTTCCTCACGACCCCAGTTGTTCTTACCCACCATGCGGAATGTGCCATCTTCCTCACGACCCCAATATACTGTGGGATTGCCGTCCCACTTGATAGTGATACTGGTTTCTGGACTGGCTAGATCTTTTAGGATCTGTATGGCTTTGACTGCACCATTGGTTTCTGTGAATACTAGATCTTCAAGGTGGTTAAACTCACGACCCACTTTCTTAGGGGCCGGTGCTGCTTCAGCTTCAGTTAGGAATTCAAATGCTCTCATTTTGTGATGTCGATCATTCTGCGCATCCAACCTATTGTTCCCGGTTGGTAGCTTTCAAAGGCTTCGTTCTTTGGCAACTCAACACCCTGCTTGGCCAGTGTTTCTCTTGCACCTGCAACTAGTTCTTCGTAGTTAGGCAGTTTTTTAATGTAGTTCAGGATAGCATCCACTGAGCGAATGTCTTTGACTGTGGCTGTTTGTCCTAACAATTGTTTAGCAATGTTATTCCAATCGTTGCCATCGGGCAGTAGTTCATCTGTTGTGGCATTAAGTAAACCATGCTTGGGACTGTACTTCATGCCTCTAGCACGAGCGATTGAGCTTAACACAATATGTCGGTGCTCGCCACGATACTGGCCTTGGCCACCAATCATGCTGCCCTGTTGGAATAGAGGATTAGCTGAAAACATAAAATCAGCTTGAACGAATCCATTCTCTGGACTGCCTTTAATAGGTACCTTCCAGTGTACGTTATCACCACTTAGTTTGATATTCTCTTTGCCAAACTGCGATATAAGTTTTTCAGCAAACGATTTTTTATCTACTTCGTTGGCATCTACTGATAGGTCTAGATCACCACTGCTGTTCTTTTCAAACGTACCATCTGGATCTTCTTTGCGGCCAGTGGTACCTAACCATTTTACAGGCTTCTTGTCATCTGCGTGTTTTTCTTTGGTAAAGTCCAGGCCGGTAATTTTTTCAATGTAAAGAATAGTTTCCTCTACATCTCCCGTGGCAATACGCTGTGTAAGTGCTTGTTTATCGGCGCCTTTGAATACATTGCCGCCTTCGAATAGATTACTCATTGTCATTGGATTCTTCTAGTTTTCTTTTGGCTTTACGTGATTCTGCCAATCTTCGTACACCACGTGTAAACTTGCTGGGATCTTGTCCTTTGATAGCATTAATGAGTCTGCGCTCAAGCTCATCCGCTGATTCAGCATCATAGTGCTTGTGTATGCTTTCCAACAGATTAATAGCAGAATTAATGATGTTGGTGGCACGGCTTTCGATCAACGAATCCGTATTGCGTACTTCGGCAATTTCATTAAGTTCCTGCAGAATTGATCTGGTACGAAGTTTCATAAATTATTTCCTATCTTGTATTTAACTCATTTTAAACAATAATAACATTGTACTGAAAAATGTGCAGTTGCACAAGCCCGGACTAAATACTCAGTAGAAACCACTAGTAGCTACAAACACACAGGAAAACACAATGAAATACCTATCAGCAAAAATGCTGTCTATCATGGAACGATTAGCAGAAATGTTTCCAGGTAGCAGTTATCAATCAAGTTTAGACGCTTATCTAAGCACCAAAGGCATTACCGATGCCGCCCAATTGGAAAACTATATCCAACAATACAATTCTCAAAAGGAAACTTATCTATGAAATCATTTTTAAACACACTATACGAAATATTTGAAAGCATGGGCAGAGCTAAAGCTGCCGCTCATTTTGCTCGTTGTGGAATGCACAAAGAAGCTAGAGATTTAATGTTAGCCAAATAAATTCAAATAAATACTGGCATGAACTTGGTGTACATTCACGGGGCTAATGCCACTAGCGAAAGTTTTAACTATATCCGTAGCAAATTAGGCAACGGTATCGATATCAATTACGACAGTCGAAATGGATTTGAAAACAATCTAAAAGACATGCAGTCAACACTAAACGGACATAAAGATCTAGTGTTTGTTGCGCATAGTCTAGGCGGTATCTACAGCCTGCATTTGGCCAACTTGATGCCTAGTGCTGTTAAGGGTGCTGTGACTCTAAGTACACCATATGGTGGTGCTGAAGTAGCGGACTATGCTCAATACTTCTTGCCATTTAGCAGGCTCATGCGTGATATCGGGCCTAGTAGTTGGGTAATGAAGCAGGCTAGGAACATTAAGATTCAGCATCCTTGGACTAACATTGTGACTGTAAAGGGACAAAGCCCTTTTATGCACGAAGCCAACGATGGAGTAGTAACTATCAGCAGTCAAAAACATCATGCTGATATGGAATTAGTGGAAGTTGAATACAACCACTATGAAGTAGTGCTCAGTGACGAAGTGGTAGGCCTTATCAAGGAACGAGTAAAAAAGTTCGGAAAATAAGTTGCTTTTCTGTCGCAGAGCATATATAATAAACTAACAGCGAAAAAGAAGTAGTTGTTAGCAACAGACATTAACACACAGGAGATTATTATGTCAGAAATTTTTACAGCACCAAAGCTACCAGAAGTTAAATTCAATAAAAACGGCTACGAAATCCGTACAGACATCTTGGGCATGGCCAAGAGCCTAGTACAAGACGACTTCCACGCCAAATTCCAAGGCTGGGAAATGACTGCTACTCGTGACGAGAAGACTGGTCAAATCGTTAGTAAAGTTGAAATGCCACAGTTTCCAGGACTTGACAAAGTTCTAGAGACAGCTGAAAAAATGTACTCATTTGTAAACAGCGGCGTGAAGAAATAATATACGCTCATAGAGCAATATATAGTAGTAAGTAAAAAGGGCTCTTCGGAGCCCTTTTTCATCATGCGTTTCTAAGTTTTGCCAAGCCTATATAGCTAAACAATTTAAACCACATCCATCCTAGATCAAATTCAAACCAACGACGGCTTAGTTTAGGATTGGCAGGATCTAAGTGATGATTGTTGTGTAGTTCTTCACCACCAATTAAGATACCCCAAGGCACTATATTACGACTATGGTCTTTGGTTTCACCATTGCGGTATCCCCACCAGTGTCCTACACCGTTGATAAAGCCAGCGGCCCAGAATGGAATCCATATCATTTGTACACCCCACACTAAGAATCCCCAAGGCCCAAATAATACGAGATCTATGATCAACATTAAGAGAATGCCTAGGCGGCTATGGGGTGTATAAAGTTTACGTTCAATCCAGTCTTTGGGAGTGCCCATTCCGTATTTCATGATCATGTCAGCATCTTTGCCAGCACGATTATAAAACTTGACTCCTCCAAACACCAATGGCCAAATACCAAATAGGTGTGGGCTATGTGGATCGCCTTCGACATCTGTGTTCTGATGATGTTTACGATGTATGGCCACCCACTGCTTGGTAGTCATGCCAGTTGTGAGCCATAACCAAAAACGCATAAAATGGCTTAAAATTGGGTGAAATTCTAGTCCTCTGTGTGCTTGGCTTCTGTGTAGGTATAACGTGACACTCACTATGGTAATGTGTGTCATTATTAGGGTTGCGATTATCATATTCATTGATTACTTATCCCGTTGACATCTGCCCAAAATAATGCTATAATATAGTATGAAAAACAAACTTATACTTACAGACGCAGACGGTGTTCTGCTAGATTGGGAATGGGCATTCTCAGTTTGGATGCAAGAACGCGGTTACACACTTAAAGCAGATAACAAGAAAAGCTACTATCTGCATCATCACTACAACGAGCTAGAAGAACGGGATGCCAAGAAGGTTGTTAAGACTTTCAATGAATCAGCAGCTATTGGATTCCTTCCTGCTCTACGTGACAGCGTTCACTATGTCAAAAGACTGCACGAAAAGCACGGTTATCAATTCCGGGTGATCACTAGTCTAAGTCTAGATAAAAATGCACAAAAACTTCGTGGCAAGAATCTACGCAAATTATTTGGTAATGCTATAGAATCAGTGATCTGTTTAGATACAGGTGCAGACAAAGATTCTGCATTGGCTCCATACAAAGACAGCGGCCTGTGGTGGATTGAAGACAAACCTGCCAATGCTGATGTCGGACATGCTTTAGGTTTGAAATCTGTTCTTATTGAACACGGGCATAATATGCATCACAAGTGTTCTTACCCTGTGGTCAAGAATTGGAGTGAACTCTACGAACTT